CGACGCCAAGCGCGGCATGGACGTCGAAAACCGGAGCGTGTCTCTGATGATCCAGACGTCGCGGCAAATGTCATCGCTCTATCAGCTGCTCGGCCTCGAAGAATTATCCGGACAACAGGGCTCAAACAATGACGAGCTATAAGACGCCGGTCCCCCCGGTTGTCGAAGCATACCTTCAGGAGATCGAATCCGGAGAATACCGGAACTGCAAACGCATCGATGCTGTCGCTCGGTATATCCGTCATGTTTTCGAGACCGAGGATCTGATCTTCGAAGCGTCGCGCTGCGAAAAGTATCTATCGCTTGAAAAGTATTTTCCGTTCGTTCTGTTTCCGTGGGAAAAGGCACAAGTCGCGCTCTGGCTCTGCACATACCGGCGTGACGGTTTTCCGAGATGGCCGACGCTGTTCGACTTCATGGGACGCGGAGGCGGCAAAGACGGGTTTATTTCGTTTATCGCATTCTGTCTGATATCGCCATACAATCCGGCAACCGGATATGACGTCGACATCTGCGCGAACAACGAATACCAGGCACAGCGCCCGCTGTCAGACCTTGTCGACATGATCACCCGATCAAAGGATAAGGCAAAGCTCGATCGATTCTATCACACAAAGATCGAGAGCATCAAAGGGCGCAGCAACGGCGGTACTATCATGGGCCGAACCGGGAATCCGGGCGGCAAGGACGGCATGCGTTCCGGCGTCGTGATACTGAACGAGGTACACGCCTATCAGGATTATGCGCTGATCAACGTATTCGAGACCGGGCTCGGAAAGAAAGACGATCCGCGCACCGGTATTTTTTCTTCAAACGGCGACGTGTCAGATGGGCCGCTTGACGATTATATTGCACGGGCGGATCGGATCCTGTTCGAAGGCGAGGACGACCGCGGCTTTTTGCCGTTTTGTTGGTCACTCGACGATATATCAGAGATCCACGATCCGCTGAACTGGTACAAGGCGAATCCTTCAATGCGGTACCTCCCGGTGCTGCAGCACAGGATCGCGAATGAGTATGAGGAATGGAAACGCGAACCGGAAAATCATTCCTCGTTTCCGACGAAGCGCATGGGGATCCGAGCCGGATCCGCAGAGCAGAGCGTAACCGCGTACGAGAATGTGCGCGCGACGAACGTGAAGCTACCCGATATGTCGGGATGGACGTGCACAGTCGGACTCGATTATGCCGAACTCAACGACTGGGCAGCGATCAATCTGCACTTTAAGCAAGGATCAGAGCGTTTCGACCTGTGCCATGCCTGGATGTGCGCAAACGGCAGATACGTCAACCGTATAAAACCGAATTGGAGAAAATGGGTTGATATGGGGCTTCTGACAGTTGTCGAAGATGCGACTATCACCCCGGAGCTGCTTGCGGAATACGTCGCGGAGATCTGTAAGATTTACAACGTCGTGAGTCTCGTGATCGACCACTTCAGATGGACGCTCGTATCGCAGGCGTTTGAAAAAATCGGCTTCGATCCGGCTGATAAAAAGCGCGTAAAGCTCGCTCGGCCGTCTGACATCATGACGGTCGAGCCGGTTATCCAGGACTGCTTCACGCGGCACCTGTTCAGATGGGGCGATAATCCGATGCTGCGGTGGTCGACGCAGAACACAAAGCGCGTCCGGTCGTCAAAGCGTATCGGTTCGGACACCGGAAACTATTACTATGCAAAAATAGAGTATCGATCAAGGAAAACGGACCCGTTTATGGCGTTGGTTCATTCCATGATCATGGAAAAAGAGATCGACAATGCGGGCGGTCCAGAGGTGCCGCTATTTGGTGCGATCGAGCTGTGAGGAGATGAAACGTGAAGATTATTGATTGGATCAGATCAAAGTTCGCGCCGGGGCAGAGACAAGAGATCAGCACGCAAGATATCCCGGATGATATATGGAATCTCTATGAGGAGTTCAGGATCCGGGAGTTCGCTTTCTTTACCTGCGTGAATATGATCGCAAATGCGCTCGGAAGATGCGAATTTCGGACGTACAAAAACCGGAAAGAGGAGAAAAAGGCCGAGTATTACATGTGGAATGTAGATCCGAGCCGAAACGAGAACAGCACTATGTTTCTGCATCATCTCGTCGCCAATCTTTACCGGGATAACGAAGCACTCCTTATCGTGACAAAGAACAGGGACAGGCGCGATGGAATTGTCGTAGCCGATGCCTGGACAGCGGGACCGTTATACGCAAGCGTACAGCGCGAGTATTCCGGCATCCGCGTCGGTGATACCGTCTACAACAAAAAGTTCCTGGAAGAAGACGTCATTCATATTCGTCTCAACAATCAGAATATGCGGGCGGTCGTCGACGGACTGAACTATTGCTTTGAAAAGCTGCTCAATGCTGTCGCGAACTCCGAAACATGGAAGAACGGGCAGCACTGGAAGGTCCACATCGACAACGTAGAGGGCGGCGACGGCGAGAAGGAAAAGAAATTCCGCGAGCTGATCAATGAAATGTTTAAGCCGTTTTTGAAAACGTCCGGCGCGGTGCTTCCGGAGTTCAACGGCTATAAGTACGAAAACGTCACCGGATCGGCGGGCGGCTCCGGAACAAGAGACATCCGCAGCATGATCGACGTCATCTTTGACATGACATTTCTTGCGTTCGGGATCCCGATCGTGCTGATCGGCGGAAAGGTCGAAAGCACAAAGGATGCGAACATGCGCTTCCTGACGACGATGGACGCCGTCGCCGATCAGATTTCCGAGGAGATCAACCGCAAGCGGTACAGCTATGACGACTGGCGCGCAGGTACATACCTCCGGATCGATACGTCAAGCATCATGCATTATGACATCTTCGAGAACGCCGCCGCGATCGAAAAGATCGTCGGATCCGCCGCGTACTGTATCAACGACATACGACGCGCAACCGGTGACGAGCCGATCCTGGAGCCCTGGGCGGACAAACACTATCTGACAAAGAACATCGGCACGATGGAGAACAGTTCCCGCGCGCTTGAAGATGAGAAAGGAGAAAAACCAGATGGCAAAGAAAATGTGGGATCTGAAGCAGAAAGCTGATGATCCGAAAACGCTTGATCTGTTCATCTACGGGGATGTCGAGGCAATCACTATTGATTGGGTAAACTGTACGCTCAAAGAAAGCGAAAACAGCGCAAACGCATTCCGCAAGGCGCTCGAAGAACACAGCGACGCCGAGCAGATCAATATCTACATCAATTCGTGGGGCGGATCCGTAGCGGAGGGAACGGCGATCTATAGTCAGCTGCGCCGGCACCCGGCACAGAAGACGGTGTACGTCGACGGCTTCGCGTGCTCGATCGCATCCGTTATCGCTATGGCAGGCGATAAGATCATCATGCCGAGAAACACGATGATGATGATCCACAATATGGCGTGGAGCGTATACGGAAACGCTGCAGAGCTCCGCAAAGCAGCGGACGATCTCGACGTGATCAACAAGTGCGGACAAAACGCCTATCTCGAAAAGGCGGGTGGCAAGCTCGATGAAAAGACGCTGTCCGAGCTCATGAACGCCGAAACCTGGCTTCCGGCTGATCGTTGCTTTGAACTTGGTCTTTGCGACGAAGTCCAGGATCGCGATGCCGACATGAAGGACGCTGCGGAGGCGATCCAGAAGACGATGCAGCGTATCGAACAGAGGATCGATACAAGCACCGGACTTGCCGCGCAGCTGCGCAAGATTGTCGAATATACCAAGACTCCGGCAAAAGATCCGGAGAAACCTGCGGAGCAGGCAACAAAGCCGGGCGGACTTTTCGCCCGGTTTTCTCATCAATAAAAACACCGAAGAAAGGAAAAGAGAAAACAAATGGCAATGATCAACAACGACAAGAAGCTTGAAGCTCGCAATGCGATTCGCGTCAAGCTGATGCAGGCGATCAAGGATAACAGCGAGGAAAACTTCGTTGCCGCGATCGATGAACTCATGGAAAGCGTGGCGAACGACGTCAGAGCCGAATATGAGGAGACCAGAAACGAAACGGATGCGCGGATCCTTGCAGAGCGCGGCGTCCGTCAGCTGACGTCCGAGGAGCGCCGTTTCTATGATGGCGTGCTGAAGGCGATGAAATCCGCGGATCCGAAGCAGGCGCTTTCGAGCGCGGAGCTGATGCTTCCGAAGACGACAATCGACGCCGTTTTCGAGGAGCTGCAGACGAATCATCCGCTGCTTTCGAAGATCAATTTCCGCCCGTCCGGTGGCGCGGTCGAGATCATCACGAGCTCGAACGGCTATCAGAAGGCGGTATGGGGCGAGCTGAACGCGCAGATCGTGACCGAGCTGCTTGCGGGCTTCAGCAAGGTAAACACGCAGCTCTTCAAGCTGACCGCATTTTTGCCGGTCGTCAAGGCGATGCTCGATCTCGGCCCAGAATGGTTGGACAAGTTCGTCCGCGAAGTTCTGGTCGAGGCACTGGCAAACGGTCTCGAATACGGCATCGTGACCGGCACCGGTAAGAACATGCCGATCGGCATGGATCGTCAGGTCGGCGCGGGCGTCACCGTCGTCGATGGCGTGTACCCGAAGAAGGTCAAGATCACGCTCAACGATCTCAGCCCGCAGAGCGTCGGAAACCTGCTCGGCCTGATGGCGGTCGATGCAGCCGGCAAACCGCGCGAGATCAAGGACATCATCCTTCTCGTCAACCCTGCGGACTATTTCACGAAGATCATGCCCGCGACCACCATCATGGGACCGAACGGCGAGTACAAGAACAATGTGACGCCGTACCCGATGGAGATCATTCAGACGAATGCACTGTCTTCCGGCGATGCGATCATCGGCATCGCATACCGCTATCTTGCGGTAGCCGGCACCGGAAAGGAAGGCAAGATCGAGTACAGCGATCATGCGCGCTTCCTCGATGACGAGCGTGTATACATGATCAAAGCGTACGCAAACGGTCTGCCGATGGACAATACCGCGTTCGAGCTGCTCGACATCTCCAATCTCACGCCGCTTGCCTACAAGGTCACCGCGGTCGATGCGCGGACGCCGAGCTCTGACGCGACGCTTGGAAGTCTGAAGATCGGAGCGCTGACGCTGTCGCCGACGTTCGCGGCCGGGACTACCTCGTATACCGCGAGCACGACCAACACCAAGAACAAGATCGAAGTCGTCCCGGCTGATGCAGGCGCGTCCGTCGTGATCACGCTCAATAACGCGATCGTCCCGAACGGTTCCGATCTGACGTGGAGCAGCGCGAACAGCGGCGTCAATACCGTTGTCGTGACCGTAACCGCAGAGGACGGCACCACGCAGAAGGCGTACACCGTCACCGTGACGAAGTCGTAACATGAGCGCGCAGGCACAGGCGATCATCGCGGATGTCAAGAACCATCTCCAGATAACCTGGAATGATAGTGCGACCGATCAAAGGATCGGGAACTACATCGAAAGCGGGATCGCGTACCTGGATGATAAAAGAGGAGCAGCTGCGGACTATACCGTTTCCGGTTATCCGCGGACGCTCCTCTTTGAGTATGTCCGGTATGCGCGTGACGATGCGCTTGACGTCTTCGAAACCAATTATCAAAGTCTGATCCTTGCGATGAGGCAGCAGAGGCAGGTGTCGGAATATGCGCAAAACTCCGTTTCATCCGAGGAGTGACAAACAGATCTCGCAGACGTACAACGACGGGATCGTGAAGCTCTACTCCGTACAGGACACCGCGGAAACC